ATGGCCGATGTACCAAACGGAATTTTTGTAGGATAAATATATGTCAGAAGATAACAAATGGAAAAAACCAGCAGCACCTCCTCCTCCAATGTTCTTTGGAGAAAAGGAAAGAGATCTTGTTAAGCAAGTTAATGACGAAATCATTGAAAGAGTCGTAGGACAAGAGGTTTTATACTTTGGAATAGACTATGATAACACGGAGTTTCATCCTTTGTACGGAGAAGCTATAGAAAAGACATTTTATCCACCAGTACGAGTCTCGGCATTAGTGGAATACCAAGGTATTGAGACAAATTTTTTGGAAAACATGTCCATAGATAAAGCAACAAAGATAAAAGTCATGTTTCACAAGCGGAGATTGACCGAAGATCAAGATCTTTTAGTTAGAGAAGGAGATTTTGTGAGATATGGAGAGGTATTTTATGAGATTGTGAAACTTATTGAGCCCAAGCTGCTATTTGGACAAGTTGATCATCGTTTTGAAGTACATGCAGAGTGTATAAGAGCTAGAGATGGATTATTTAACGCGGAGTAATGAATAAATGCAAAAAATTGGAAACGAATTAGGACTACAGCCCTCATCTCTAGAGACAATTGATCTTGGGTTGTTCAGATATGTTGATGAAGACTTAAATCTTCATACGAAAACAAACAAAGGGTATGAAAAAGTACCTGTTATATGGCTCGGCGCAGAAAGATCTTATCAAATAAAGAACAATAAAGAATTACGAGATAATGTAGGCAAACTCAAACTTCCTTTGATGTCTATCAACAGAGAGAATTTCGAATTAGATACCGGCTTTCAAGGAGCTATAAAGCCAAACTTATTTGAACAAGCAGACTATAAAGGTGGAAGCTTTAAGATCGCCAGTGTAATAAATCAAGAAAAAACTAGGAACTTTGCCAACAAAGACAAGGCTAAATCAATTAAGAATGGTGATGAGACCGGTCGTTATAAAAATAAAAAGATTGTGTACGATGAATACTATGTACCGACACCAGTATATATGAACGTTTCATATACAATCACATTGAGAACAGAATACGAACAACAAATGAACGATCTTTTAGCTCCATTTATAAAATTAAGAGGAAACTCTCCAAGTAATTCCTTTTTTTATACAATAGATAATCATAGATATGAAGCTTTTATAGATTCTTCTTTTAACGAAAATCAAAACTCAACTAATATCGGAGAAGAAGAGAGAATGTTCGAAACCAAAGTCATGATTAAGGTATTAGGATACTTAACCGGAGAGGGTACTAACCGAGACAAACCGAAAGTTACTAAGAGAGAAACTGTTGTTGAGATCAAGATATCCAGAGAAAGAGTTGTGCTTGGAGATGAACTTCCATGGAAAAAGAAAAATAACAAATATAGAGAATAGTAGTTTGAGCTTTTATTGTACTATTTACTCATGAATACATTTATATAGGAGAATTTAAATGGCTAGAAAATTTGATTTTGCCTCACCAGGCGTACAACTTAACGAGATTGACCAGAGCCAGATTCCAGCAGAAACAACTGAAGATGGAATCCTTTTGATTGGTACTTCCCTGAAAGGACCAGCAATGAAACCGGTAAAAGTTAAAGATCTTGACAGTTTTATTGAGATTTTTGGTGCACCACAAGCTGGTAAACCAGGGACTAAAGTTGATGTCTGGAGAGATGGTAATCGCCATGGACCAACTTACGCAGCTTATGCAGCACAGGCGCATTTGGCTTCAAAAACTTCCCCAGTAACATTTATACGATTACTTGGAGAGCAGAGTTCTGCTTCAGAAGCTTCCGACACAAAGGCTGGTTGGAACCTTGGTGGACTTGTTAATACACCCGCTACTGCTATTGAAAACACCCATGCTTATGGTCTTTTCATTATGCCCTCAGCTTCTGCTGCTGCCGGTGCCACTGGTTCTCTTGCTGCTGTAATTTACACAACAGGATCTGCTGCTACTCTTAGAGGGATTCCAGCAGGAGGAAGTGTTGTAACTTCTTCTACAGCTCAATTAATTAAGTCACAAGCTTCCGGAAGACCTAGTACTTTCAAGCTTGATATTTGGTCTTCAAATAGTGCTTATGAAACTTACACTTTTCACTTTGGACCAGATCAAAAACAAGGATTTATCAGAGATGTACTAAACACTAATCCACAAAAAATTAATTCAACTAACTTTGCCACAACTGAATCTTACTTTGTCGGTGAGACTTTTGAGCAGGCCGTTAAAGAATTGGTGGATGATGTATCTTCTTCCGCAGGTCAACAATATGGTATTCTAATGCCTCTAGTTTCTGGGTCTACATCTTATTTGTCTAATGTAAAGGAAGCGGCTGCTGCTAAGTCTGGCTGGATTATTTCTAGAAATGACAATCCTAGTAGCGCACCAAGTACTTGGTCGGCACAAGATGCTACAAAGCTTTTCCGTGTTGTTTCTCTTCACGAGGGCGAGTGGATACAAGAAAATTACGGAATTAAAATTCATGACTTGAACTTGGGCACTGTAAGTAAACCAGATTCGTCTTTCTCTCTAAGTGTTATTGACGCTGCGGGAAATGCTATTGAAACATTCTCAAATCTTAATCTCAATGAAGCCTCAGCTAATTTTATTCTTAAGAAAATTGGTGATGAAGATCGTGTATGGGATACTACAAACAAAGTATTCAATATTACTGGTGATTACCCAAATCGTTCGAACTATGTTCGTATTGAAATGTCTGATGCATGGAAGGCTGGACTATCTGATAGTTATGCTCTACCATTTGGTTTCTACGGACCTTCTAAGATCAAAGGATTCACTCTAGCTTATGGTTCCTCTGGGGTTCATACATTCGGAGATACTGAAAATGATCTCGGAACTCTGGCTGTTTTAAGTGCGACCTTAGACTCCACCCCAGACGCTGGTGACGAAGTAACTTTAGTGCTAAACGGAGAAACACATACTTTTACTTTTAATGGGTCAAAAGCCGCTGCTGATTCTGATGTTGCTTTCAATTCCAGCAATACAGCAGATCTTGGTGTCAGTGATTCACCTGGAAAATTTCCCACAGCTGATAGAATTTTAGCATTGATAGCTACATTGGGCGCATACACAGCACCAGCCACCGGCAACGGAACTCTGGTCATAACAGCAAAAACACCTACACCTCATTTAACTGTTCCTACTCCTGGTGGAAGCGGAGCCAACCATTTTTCTAGTATTACTAGTACTCCCGGTGTTGATGGTGACGATGCTAATTTGCATGCTTGGGTAAAAGGTAATGCTTACAATTATGGTACTGCCGGAGATGCTGATGTATTTGCCTCTATGCCTGTTGCTATGACAGCTTCTTTCCTTTTTCCAGATTTGAGACTTACAGAGGAAAGCTCTAAGATGGGCGGAAATTACAATAACACAGACGTTCATGGATTGCGACATGTATGGGGCAATTCAAATTCCTCAAATAAAACTGCATGGAGTAGCGGAGATTACTCAGATTTTGCTAACGGTTTACCTGCTGGCCTAGATGCTCATTCAACTGCAAACTCTACAGAAGTTAGTCAAATTTTCACTCTAGACGAAATGAGAGAAGACGCTAATGGATTGTGGTATTGGGACTCTGGTTCTTTAGCAAGCAATACTTCTTATACATATACAAACGCCAGCGGCTCCAAAGGATTGCTGGATAAAGGTGTCAAGCAATTCAACGTTCCTCTATTCGGAGGATGTGACGGACTTGACATTACACAAGTTGATCCTTTCTCAAGTGCTGTTGTTCTTGACGGAAAAACAGTTAAAAGTCACTATGCTTACTACACTATGGATAAAGCTATTGAAATAGCAGCAGACCCAGAATCTATTAGATATGACGTAGTATCTATACCAGGTATGACTGACTCTGGACTTCAAAATAAGATGATTCGTAAAGTTGAAGAAAGAGGAGATGCCATGGCCGTTATAGATATGGACGATTCTTTCTTGGATACCTTTGAGAACTCTGGTGTCAGAAGTGGTGGAGAAGTTGATAGTATATTATCAC